AAATGATATTGCTACAACCGAACAAGCTGGTGTAGATTTTTTAAATAATATTTATAGTACAAGTGATGTTTGGAAACAAACTTCTTATAATACAAAAGCAGGAGAACATAAATTAGGTGGCACACCTTTTAGAAAAAATTATGCTGGTATAGGTTTTACATACGATCAAACAAGAGATGCATTTATACCACCAAAACTTTACAATAGTTGGACACTTAACGAAACAACTTGTATTTGGGAAGCACCAGTTGCTAGACCAGAAGATGATCAAGATTATATTTGGAATGAAACAACAAAACAATGGGATTTAAATGAGTGAAGTAAAAGTAAATAAAGTAAGTCCAAGATCTGGAACAGGTCTACAATTAGGAGATAGTGGAGACACTGTAACTATACCTAGTGGCGCTACAATTGATAACCAAGGCACAGCATTAAATTTTGGTGCAACAGGTTCTGCATCTTGGAGCACAACAGTTAAGACAGGAGATTTTACAGCAGTAGCTGGTGAAGGTTATTTTGTAGACACATCTAGCGGACCTGTGACTGTAACTTTACCTGCATCACCAACCGCTGGCGATGTGGTAGCGTTTAAAGATTATGCAAACACTTTTGATACAAATGTATTAAATATTAATAGAAATGGTAAACCAATTGGTGGAAGTGCAGAAAATAAAAAAATGGGAACTGAAGGAATTGCAGCTACATTAATATATGTTGATGGCACTAAAGGTTGGTTAGTTACTGATGATGGCTTACAAAGCAATGTACAACCATTAACTTATACAGTAGATTTTTTAGTTGTAGCCGGCGGCGGTGGTGGCGGTTATGATAGAGGTGCCGGTGGTGGAGCTGGTGGTTATAGAAATTCTTATAATTCAGAAACGTCTGGTGGTGGAGCAAGTTCTGAAACAGCTTTAGAATTAAATATAGGAACAGTCTATACGATTACTGTAGGTGATGGTGGAGCAAATCAAACTGGTAACACAGCTAGAGGAAACGATGGTGTAGCTTCATCAATTTCAGGAACAGGTATCACAACAATTACATCAGCGGGTGGTGGAGGTGGAGGTACAGGAAATACACCTTCTGCAGTCTATGATGGTGGAGATGGTGGTTCTGGCGGTGGAGCAATTAGAAGTGGAGCTGCAGGAACTGGTACTGTTGCTCAAGGATTTAATGGTGGTGGTTCATCTTCAACTACTGATGCAGGTGGTGGTGGTGGAGCTGGAGAAGCAGGAGATACAGACGGTTCAGGTGAAGGAGGCGATGGTTTATCGTCAGCTATAAATGGAGCGACCGATAGAGGTGGCGGTGGTGGTGGACACCAAGGACCATCAAGAGGAACCGGTGGAACTGGTGGTGGTGGAAACGGTGGAGCCGATCCAGGTATTCCAGGTGCAACACCTGGTACTGCAAATACTGGTGGTGGTGGCGGTGGTGCAGCAGGAACTGGACCTAGTTTTATTGGACAAGCAGGTGGAAGTGGAGTTGTTATTTTAAGAATGGCAACGTCTGATTATTCAGGTACTACATCAGGTTCTCCAACAGTTACAACATCTGGTTCAGATACAATATTAACATATAACGCAAGTGGGAGTTACACAGCATAATGGCACGTTTCGCAAGATTAGGACCTGGTAATGTAGTAGAGACAATAGTTCTTGTTTCAAATGATATTGCAACAACTGAACAAGCTGGTGTAGATTTTTTAAATAATCTATATAAAACTAATGATATTTGGAAACAAACATCTTACAATACATTTTTAGGAAAACATTGGACATATACCAAAGACGAAAATGGTAATGATATTAAAGTTGAATCAGCCGATCAATCAAAAGCATTTAGAAAAAATCACGCTGGTATAGGTTATAAATATGATCAAGCAAGAGATGCTTTCATACCACCGCGATCTTATGATAGTTGGGTATTTAATGAGGAAACTTGTAACTGGGATCCACCAGTTGCTAAACCAGACGATGGACAAAAATATCGTTGGAATGAAACAACTCAACAATGGGATGTTGACAATTCCTAGAAAATAACATATTATTATTTTCATAAGGTGGTGATGAAAAATTTAAAAGATTATATACTTCATTTAGATAATTGGATTCCTAACAATACTTTAGATAAAATAATAAAAGAATTAAATGTTCGGGATCAATGGCAAAAACACCACTGGACAAACTCAAAATCATATAACAAAAAAAGTTTACACGGAGACAAAGAACTTGAAGTTTGTTTAATAGATAATTTAAGTAATAGAGACGAGTTAATGTTATTAACTTGGAAAGCTATAGAAAGATATATTGTTATTGATAAAATTGCAAAAAACTTTTCTAGTTGGAAAGGTTATACAGACTTAAGGTTTAATAAATATGATAAAGGTCAATCAATGGCTAAACATCACGATCATATTCACGATATATTTGATGGTGAAATTAAAGGCATACCAATTTTAAGTATTGTAGGAGTTTTAAATGATAATTATGAAGGTGGAGAATTTATAATGTTTGATGACTATGAAATAAAATTTAAACCTGGGGATGTTATAATATTTCCATCTGTATTTTTATATCCACATTTAGTTAAACCAATAAAGAAAGGTATAAGATACTCTTTTGTATCTTGGGTTTTTTAATGATTCAATATAATTATTATTATTTTGGACCTTTTCTTTATAAAGCAAAAATGAATGATAATGAGGTAAAAAAAATAAAAGAAATTTGTTTAAAAGATAAAAGTAAACAGTGTAATGACTATTTAGCTGGAATAATTAAAGAAGAATACTCAATAGATAGATTTAAATTATTTTCTATTATAGAACCTTACGTAGAAAGTTATAAGAGAACTATTCATCAACATTGGGATTTAAAAATAGATGGAAAATTAGTCTTAAATAAAAAACCTTGGGTAAATTTTATGACAAAATTTGAATCAAATCCAATGCATACTCACGATTGTGATGTTTCATTTGTTATATATTTGCAAATTCCAGACAGTTTAAAAAAAGAATATGAAAATAATGTATCAAATAATAGTGGTCCTGGTGTAATTAATTTTATGAATAAAATTGGTAAAGAAAAATTAAATATAAATACACAAGCTTTTTTTCCTCAAGTTGGAGAAATATTTATTTTTCCAGCTAATCTTTCTCATTTTGTAAATGGCTTTACAAGTGATGGAGAAAGAATATCTGTATCTGGTAATTTGGACATAGTTAATGAATGAACCTATAATACAATCAATTTTTCCAACACCTGTTTATACTACAAAAATAGATAGAGGATTTACAAAACAAGAATTACAATTTGTAAAGGAACAAAAAAAACATTGTGTCATTAATGAGGGAAATATTAATACAAAAGATAATTATATATTAAATAGAAAAGAATTTAAAAATATAAAAAAGTTTTTAGATAAATGTTGCGAAGATTATTTAAATAGAATTATATGTCCTAAAAATAATGTAGAACTTTATATAACTCAATCGTGGTTGAATTATACTGAAGCAGATCAATATCATCACAAACACGAACATCCTAATTCAGTAGTATCTGGTGTATTGTATTTTGATTCAGATGTAAAAAATGATAAAATACTTTTTACTCATAGTAAAGGTTATGAACAAATAAAACCTGAAACAGATAAAACAAAATTTAATTTTTGGAACTCTGGCAGTTGGTGGTTTTCTGTAGAAACAGGTAATTTGTTTATGTTTCCATCATCGACAACTCATCAAGTAGAAACTAAAAAAGGTAATAACACTAGAATAAGTTTAGCTTTTAATACTTTTTATAAAGGTACCATAGGACTGAACACTAGATTAACAGAGCTAATACTATGATCATTCAAGATAAAATAATATCTACAATTAAACAGCCTTTCTTTTTTTATAAAGGTAAATTTAATAAAATAAATATAAAATATTTTATAGATAAAATTGAAGAAGGGTGTAAGGCAGATAATAATAATTCTTTTAAAAGTAATATTATTGGAGAGATGACTAGTTATCAATATTTTAATAATGATTTAGAATTTTTAAAACTTCTTTGGCAGATTTTTGATGATGTAGACAAAGACATTAAAAACGAAACTTATTTTTTACGTGACTCTTGGGGATTAAAAAATGGTTTAAGTCATTATACAAAAAGTCATAGACATAGAGGTTGTTTTTTTTCAGGAGTTATCTATTTAAATAAACATCCTCAAATATTAGAATTTCCTGAAATTAATAAAACTGTAGAACCCGATGTTGGTTCTTTTGCTATTTTTTCATCTTTTTTAAAACATTACTGTAAAAGAAATTTAAATGATCAAGTGAAATATGGCATAAGTTTTAACTGTAATTATGGTAGTTGATACTATAAAAATATAGTATATAATCTTTAGATGGAGACAGGGCACCACCACATACCCCCTGTCTCCTTTTAAGGATTATTTATGAGTTTAGGATTTGACGCAATATCAGCATTACCATTCGCTACATCAGGACCCGATACAGATGTAAATGTAGTAGTATCTAAAAATTCACTAACTATTACAATAGGTAGTGTAGGTATTATTGCAGATGCCGTTACAGAAAATTTAACAGCAAATCAACTAACATTAGGCCTAGGTGATTTAACTATTACTGCTGATGCTAATCATACACTTACAGGAAGTGCAGTATCTTTAGGATTAGGTACTTTTGTAGTTACTGCTGATGCTAATGTAACAGCTGTGAAGAACTCGTTGACCTTAGCTACAGGAAATGTTACAATAAGCGGAGAAGCAAATGTAAGTCCTACAGGTTCAGGTTTAACACTAAATACAGTAGAACCAGGAGTTATTACGTGGAACGATATAATACCAGGAGCAACAATGGTTTGGACACCAATCAAACCGTACTAAAATTATGGCATCAACTTATTCAACAGATTTATCATTAGAATTAGTCACAACCGGTGAAAAAGCTGGTCTATGGGGCGCAATCACAAATACTAATTTACAACTATTACAAACAGCAGCATCAGGTTATGTAGAAGTAACTTTAAGCACGGGTACTACTACGTTAAGCTTGGCTGATGGATCGTCGACCGCGAATGGTAAGAATCTTTATATTAAACTTACTGGAACTTTATCTGGTAATGCTAGTTTAGCTATGCCTGCATCAACAACAGGTGGTAATGCGAACAGAGTATTTTTTGTAGAGGATGCAACAACTAGAGGTGGAGCTGGTGATAGTTATACAGTAACTTTACTTACAACGGGTCAAAGTGCATCTACTCAAGTCCCTCTTCCAGAAGGCGCAACAGCTTTAGTTTATTCTAGAGGTAGTGTACCAGCAACAACATTAGGTATGTTGCAAAAAGGATTTACAACAGTAACAGCTGCTAGTAAAACTGCATACACAGCCGTTTCAGGTGATCAAATTGGTGTAGACACTGTAGCTAATATTGTAACAATTACTTTACCTGCAGGAGCAGTAGGTGATGAAATAATTATTATGGATGTATCCGCATCCAATGGTTTTGCAACAAACAAATGTGTTGTAGCACCAAATGGTCTTC